CTAAAAGCATTACATTATTCACTTCTACTGTATCACTTCAGTGGACAACTCAATGAAACTCCGACCCGTGGTTATGAAACTTTCTGATAACACTTTATCATTACTTAAAAACTTTTCGACTATTAATCAGTCGATTTATTTTAAGCAAGGAACTAGAATTCGCACTATAAGTGTGATGAAGAATATTCTTGCAGAAGCAACTATTAATGAAGAGTTGCCAAAAGATTTTGGTATCTATGACTTAGGACAATTCTTGAATGGATTAAGTCTTCATAATAGTCCTGAGTTAGATTTTGCTAATGATAATCATGTGGTTATCAAAGAGGGTAAAATGCGTTCTAAGTATTTCTTTGCAGATGCTAATGTAATTATTACTCCACCTGATAAAGAGATGACACTTCCTAGTGAAGATGTTTCTTTTGAATTGAGGACTGAGCAATTAGATAAACTTCTTAAGGCAGCAGCAATCTATCAGTTACCTGATTTATCTGTTATTGGTGAAGCAGGTGTTGTTAAGTTGGTTGTTCGTGATAAGAAGAACGACACATCAAACAGTTTCTCTATTGGAGTTGGTGAGACAGAGCATATCTTTAACTTTAATTTTAAGGTAGAGAATATTAAAATTCTTCCTGGTGCTTATGATATCACTTGTTCTCAAAAGAACATTTCTAAATTCATTCATAAGAATCAAGACCTTGTATACTTTATTGCACTTGAACCAGATTCTACTTTTGAATAATGAAATTAACTCAAGAAGTAATTGAACAGATTCAAGAAGCAATGTTGCATACCAAAATGAATGGTGATGTAAATTGGCAAGATGGTGATGAGATTGATGTGTGTCTTGGTGGAACATTTGCTGGAGATAAATTTATTTCTATAATAAACAGAACTCGTAGCAATACTACTAAAGTATGTTAAAATGGTGGAGGATATGGAAGTATGCACTGGGTAGTTTCGATGATGAAAAGACTAGACGATACGACAACTACATTGTTCTGGTACGTTCTATTATTTTCTTTTCTTATCTCACTACCAACTGTGTTATTGTTGCAGGGGTAATCCGTCACTGGAATTCATTATGAACATTTTTGTTACTAATCCTGACCCTCATGTATCAGCAAAAGTATTGCCTGATAAACATGTGGTCAAGATGCCACTAGAGACATGTCAGATGCTCTCTATTGTCTTTTCACACTGGTATTATGACTGGGGTGATGATTTAGTTAAGAAGAAAGATGGAACCCCATACAAGACCTCTAAGGGTGCATTTAGGAACCATCCTTGCACTCAGTGGGCAGCAGATAGTATATACAATACTGCATGGTTAATACAGCATGGATGTGCCTTGACTTCAGAGTACAGTCACAGATATAATAAAGTACATGGATGTGCCGATGCTTTGTTTGAAGCAAAGAAAACATTCCACAAGTTCGCAGGTGAGGTTATTACATGTTATTGTATGGTGGAATCATTTACTCGTGCAATGCCAGATGAGTATAAACATGACACAAGCATTGACACTTTTACTGCTTACAAAAATTACATTAGGAGCAAACCTTGGGTTGCATCTAATTATTTACGTGACGAATCCCGAAAACCAGATTGGGTCTAATTTATGAGAGATGAATTCCTTTGGGTTGAGAAGTATCGACCAAAGAAAATTGAAGATTGTATCTTACCAGAGCAAACCAAGAAGACCTTTCTTGATTTCCTAGATAAAGGTGAGATACCAAATATGTTGCTTTCTGGTCCTGCTGGATGCGGAAAGACTACAGTAGCAAAGGCACTCTGCAAT